TTGGCCCAGGGCGGAACCCTACCCATCTGTTCACACAGGACTTTAAGGCTCATCTTCGGGTCCGCCTCGATAATCAGCTCGTCATGCACGTGGGCCACAATGCTGCAGCACCGGAGTGTTTTCATGGCGTACATCAAAATATCCCTGGACGTCGCCTGCACAATGTTCTCGACAAACTTCGGACCGTAGCTTTCGATCCGTTCCCATTTCTTTGTGCTGCCGACGCCTTCATAGGTCACAGACTCACCACCGAAGCGGTTCTCGCCCATGCGCGGCTTCACATAGGAAAGTGTCCGGCCAGAAGGGAGGCGGATAAAGAGCATACCGCTCTGATAAAAGAACTGAACGCCCTTTACTACCTGCGGCTTCTTTTCCCGGATCACCTTCTTCACAGCGGTATCGACATCCCACCAAAAGCGGACGATGTTCGGATTTGATTGTCTCCAGGCATTTACCAGCGGCTGCAGTTCTTCTTCGGCCAGTCCCATCTCAAGGGCACCCATCGCTTTCAGAGCACCGACGGAGCCGCCGTAGCCGAGCGCCAATTCCGCAATTTTGCCCTTCTGTCTTAAATGACCATTGATGCCATGCTTTACAACCGGCACCTTAAACATCTGGCTGGCTGAGGCACAATAGATATCACCGCCGTCGACAAAGACCTTTGTGCGCCATTCTTCTCCGGCAAACCAGGCGATGACTCTGGCCTCGATTGCAGAGAAGTCAGCGACATAGAATTTCATCCCCTCTGCCGGGATAAACGCAGTCCGGATCAGCTGCGATAAGGTATCCGGAATGTCATCATACAAAAGGTCCAGTGCTTCAATGTTGCCGGCCTTAACCAGGGCCCGCGCCTGGGCAAGGTCACTCATGTGATTTTGCGGCAAGTTTTGTAACTGCACGAGCCTGCCGGCAAATCGACCGGTCCGGTTGGCGCCGTAAAACTGGAACATCCCCCGGCACCTATCATCCGAGCAGGCTGCGTTTTCCATCGCCTGATACTTCTTCACCGATGACTTCGCAAGCTGCTGCCGAAGCGACAAAGCTTCCGATACATCACCTTCGGTCTCGTCGATCAGGGCTGCAACCACTTTCTTACCCAGGGTCTCCGTCTCGAGACCGTTATCCGACAGCCAGGATTTCATCTGCACCACGCTGTTCGGGTTTTCCAGGTCTGTGAGTCTCTTCATGGCTTCCGTCAACCGGTCTCTCGAAATCTCATCAATTGATAAAGCCTGCTTCACAAACGGCATGTCCACACGGATGCCGCGATCATTGATCTCTTGATCGAGATGGTATTCATCCCAGACCGCATCGGGGACTGGGAACTTTACAAGACGCTGTTGAATCTGCATCTCCGTTTCCACATCGCGGATGTTGTAGGTTTTGTATCTGGCCCATTTTTCCGGATCATGCTGCGGGAGGTTCCGTGTCCTACCGCCGTTTGATTTTGTCGGATTACAGGGAACCGAAAAGTATCGGATCAGGTCTTTGCCTTCGGTCAGCTTCTGCTTCTCAAGCCCCAGAACGGCACCGACGCCTTCCAGCGAAAGCGGCAGCCCCATGTATGCAGACCACACCATCGAACACTTCCAGGCTTCCGGATTCAGATACCTTGCGCATGCTGTCGAAAGCGGGTGTTGGTCATGAAACGGGTCCAGACTCATACCCTGGTCAGACAGGTAACGTGACAGGCAAACACGTTCAAACTGTGCGTTGAAGGCCCACTTCGTTACCTGATCGTCTGTCAGCGCATTAAGGATCTCCGCAGGTAGCTTCTCACCACAGGCGAGATCCACCGTTGTCACCTCGCCGCCGTCCACGCTGTACCCAAAGAGCAGGATCTCAAAGTCAGGGCTTTCCGCATATTTGTACACACCACACTTCTGCAGACTGACGGAGGAATATGTCTCGATATCAATTTCTAAATTCTTCATAAGCTCCTCCAATGAAAAAATGAGGCGGCAGAGGGAAAAGATCCATGCCGCCTCGGTGTCATTATTTCAGGTATTCCTTCATGCGCTGCTCATGGTACTCAGCGTCACGCTTTGCGCTCTCTTCCTCACGCTTTTCGCGCTTGCGGTTGTTGATGAACTCCTGAACCCCCACGAGAATCCAAGACAGCACCAACAGAGAGAAAGACCCAAGCAGGATGTTCACCAGCAGTTCAGTGACTGCACTTATTGTATTCGCTTCCATCGTCGCACCTCCTTACGCCAGGAAATCTTCATCGTCCAGGGTAGCGAAGTCATCAGCAGCGTTCGTTCTGCCGCCAAGAGGCTCACCGTCACGCACCTTCTGGATGTTACCCAGGCCGCAAGCGATACCCTTGTTGCCGTTGCTATTGAAAGCATAGAAGTTCAGGGAGACGCGGGCATAGCAGCCGCTGTACACCTCGGACTTATCCAGGATCGGATTCACAGCCCTGTCAACGATCTGCGGTGCGGTATTGGAGTTCGCGTTGATGAACCAGTGCCCCTTATAGGCTTCATCGTCACGCTCCACATCGCCGTCACGGAGCGGGAGCTTGATGGCAGCCTTGTTGGGCTTCTTACCGCCGAACTTGGCGATGCCTTCCTCAATGGCTGCGTCGATCGCCGCGTTAACCGCATTGACCGTTGCGGTATCGCTCTTCGGGATCAGGACGGAAACGGAATACTTCTCAGCTCCGCCGTTGATGGATACGGGCTCCCAGCCGTGGAAGTAAGAGAGTCTCGTGTTAATACCAGTGATAACCTTAGTCTTAGAATTGTTGTTAGCCATTTTACATATCCTCCTTGATTTCGTTAAATTCGTTTGTTGCATTGGCTACATTCATTGCCGGCCGCTTATCCGACTTCGGAACCAGTGTCGGCTTACCCGGCGGTTTGTAGATGAGGCTGCCGAGTATCTCCTCAAATTTCTGCTTGCCCATGAGCTTCTGCATCTCGGTGAGCGTGATCAGGCTCCTCTTGTAGATGTCCTTGTAACCGGCTTCTATTGCCGCTTCTGCGACTTTCCCTTCGTCCCGGTACTTACGGACAGATCTTCCTTCAACAACTTTGAACCCGCTCCACTCCTTGCCATGGTTCACGGCAGCATCGGTCGCATAGGCAGTGATCTCGTTTGCCCACTTCGTGAGGTCAGGCAAGACCAGCAGAATCTCTTCGATCTCTGCGTCTGTCAGAAGAGGCGGCATCTTGAACTCCATCTGCGCGAGCTTCAGCTTTTCTTCGGCCCTGGCTCTGCACCTTACTGCTGCCCGGCAGAAGGTGCACCACTCACCAGGGAGGTACTCGCCTTCGCCGTTATAGGCCATCAGCGCCTTCGGTTTCAGCTCATTCTCTGCCCAGGCTTTCAGCTCCTCTACCGGGATCGTCCAGGTGCTTACGTTCTCCCGGCGAGGCTGGAAGATGGTCATCGATACCTCTTTGATGTCATACAGGGCATCGTAGAGTTCGAGAGCACCCAGCGCATAGAGCTTCATCTGCGGATTGTTTTCCGCTTCTACCAGGACTCCCAGCCCGTACTTAAAGTCCACGATGTGGAGCTTGTCGTCCGAGATGATGATGCAGTCCCCGGTACCGAAGCCATCCGGCACATAACAGGAGAAGTCAAGATGCTGTTCGATCAGAACGATCGGGTCCTTGCAGACCTGCTTTGCCGCTTCATACTGCTCCATCACGAAATCCACATAGGCATCAGAACACTCTTCCATTTCATCGGAGTCGTAGTCCGATACCGGACGCCTGCTCCTCATATGAAGGGCTTTCTTCAGCTTGTGCTCGCAAAGAGCATGTGCGGCTGTTCCTTCTCTGGCTGCCTCTGACTCGGAATCAGCAAATTCGAGCTCCAGCCTGGCTGACGGAGTGCAGTTCAGCCACCGGTGCGATCCCGAGGGAGACAGGATAGAATGTTTTCCCATCACAGCACCTCCGCTTCTTTCAGGACCGCCGCATAATCTTTCGGATCAAGTTCGCTCAGACGATCTGCGCCATACTTCTTGATGATGGCCCTGACCTCTGCGGTATGTCCGCTGCGGCTCTTGTCTGCCAGAACGCCTCTGACCTTCTCAAGCGAGATGGCCGGCTGTTCTTTTTCCGGGAGCTTCGGGACCTCTTTCGCTTCCCCCGACAGGCTGTCAGTCACGACGGTGCATACCGCCTGGACGCTGTCTGCCAGAGAGCGAATGTCCTCGGCTACCTTCAGGAGCTTTTGTGCAAGCTCAAGCAGTAACTTCGCCTTGTCCATTTGCGTCTCCTCCTTTCTCAGTCTCACAGATGGCGATCTCACCAACGGAATCTCCCGGGATCAGGACCGTAACCCTGCGCTTGTCTCCGAAAAGAATCCGGAGCAGCCTTTCTCGGATGGTGACATTCCTGCAGGTGACAATGCCGCCGGTCTGTGGCTCTTTTGAAACACTGATTTTTAATTTGTGCTTCATGGCTTTTCACCCCTTTCCGAGAGCACTTATCTCTTGCTCTCTATCAGGTAGCCTTGGGAGACGGCACTGTCTGACGGTTTTTGAAAAAAGAAAATAAAAAAAGCCTGCAGGCATCCGAAGACACCTACAGGCAAACAAAAAGAGACTTATTAAACTTTTGATGTATAGTCGAGCGAGATCCAGCCGGCACCGGACTTAAGACGTCCCCAGCCTGAAGCCGACCCCTGGCCTGACCTTTCTTCCACGATCGTAAAGATTCCGACACCGGTATAGCTCCCGGTCCTGGCATAGTCGGTTCCAGGGCCCTTACGGATATTCAGATCCGGAATTGACACTTTGACCAGATACGGCAGGGAGGAGGTAGTGCCCTTCGCGCCATAGACCACCTTACCATTATCATCAAAGACACTATATCCCAGATTCTCATCCGCACATTTCTTTGCATTGGAGAGGATCTTAAAAGCTCCCTTCTGGGATGCAGCATCCTTCCAGGACTTCCGAACACGATACCATACGACGTTATCCGCATCTGCCGATCCAGCCGTATCGTACTGCGTCAGGTTCCATCTCTCAATGATT